AAGCGTAAGTCGTCAATGATGGTTGAAGAAGATAAGTTTACCAATGATATTTGGAAGACTATGTACGAAGCTTTGGGCGAAAACATTAACGTATTAAAACTAGCTGCTAGAACAGGAGTGTCATGAAGTCATTAGGTGCATTAAGAAAGACGGAAGAGAAGAAGGCTGTTGTTGAGTCTGAGCGACTTACTGGTTCTCAGATGGAAGAGTGGCTGGTTGAAAACATTGATGTTGATCTTCAGAAACGCAATGAGCCGGTTTACAAGAAGGTTGACTATTTCAGACCCAGTAGTACGAACCAGTGTGCAAGATACTGGTATTATATGTTTGATGGAGTCACTTACACACCTACGTTCTCTTCCCAAACTTATCGTATATTTGACAACGGCCATGCTGTCCATGATCGGTTATATTCTTATCTTGATGGTATGGGTATTCTTGTCGCCTCTGAGATACCGATTTCAAACGATGACCCACCAATCCAAGGAACAGCCGATGGTATCATCGAGTTGGACGGTAAGAAACTAATTGAGTTAAAGTCAATTTCTTCTGAAGGCTTTCATTATCGTCAGTTAGCTCATAAGCCTAGCGATGATCATGTCCGTCAAGCTAATTTATACATGCATTGTTTGAACTTAGATTCTGGATTTGTAATCTATGAGAACAAAAATAATCAGCAAATTTTACCTATATACATCGAGCGAGATGACGCTTTTCTTGATAAACTATTTAAGAAGTATAGGAAGATCTATCAAAGTGTACAAGATGGAGTAATTCCTGATCGTCCTTACAAGAGGACATCAAAGCACTGCGCTAAGTGTGACTTGGCTAAGATGTGCTGGGCGGATAGTGACAGTGAGAAAGACTTCGAATCATTTTGATCCAATCTTATGCAAAAATGAAGAATGTAGGAAACTCTTTACCCCAAAAACGTACAACGCGGTCTTTTGTTCCCCAGATTGCAGGAGAGTTGTTACAAACCAAAAACTGCTTGAGAATTATCACAAGAACAAAGAGAAGATGGGCAGGAAGCGTGTTTGTGACACTAAGGACTGTTCAACAATATTGTCTTCTTATAATAAAGAGGACATCTGTGAAAGATGTAAAAGAGAACGATACATAAAAAGACTTGTCTCTTGGGGCTGGGACGAAAGGAGCCTCAGAGATGAGTATCGTTAGAGTTGTCAATAAAGTTAAAAGAATAAGATTGCTTGCCGTAGATCCAGCATCTCATTCTTTAGCATGGTCGGTTGTTGATTTAGAGTGGAACAAATTTTCTGTAGTCGCTACTGGAAAGATTGATTTTAAGACTCAAAAGGAAGTATCCAATAAGTTCTCGGCTATCAGAAAAGGTTTGAAAGAAGTATGCGAAGAGTACGAACCGACACATGCAGCCATAGAGCAATCCGTTTATATTCAGAACTTTCAATCAAGCAGGATTCTTTCTTATATTATTGGATACTCATGGGGGGTGTTGGATGACTATTGCAATGATGTTTGTGATATCAATCCTCTTATCTGGAAAAATAAAATTGGATACAAAAATGTTTCTAAAGACGACAAGAAGAATATTGAAAAGGATTATGGGTCTAAGGGGCTTCAGAAAAGACTTACCCAAGAACGTAAGGACCGTGTAAAAAGAATTATTGAGAATGAGATTTCGTTCAGCACAGAGGATGATGACATAAACGACTCTTTAGGCATTGCTCTGTGGTACTATATTGATCGTGGCCTCCGAACCGTATAAAGACAAGCAGTGGCTGTATGATATGTACGTCAAGAGGCGTATGAATCTTACTGACATTTGTAAGAGGTTGAAAGAAAGCTACAACATTGAGGTTACACCTCAGGCGGTTTATAACTGGGTCAAAAAATATGATTTGCTTAAGTACAGAGGCAAAGGCCGTAATCTTTCGAGTACGAGCATGAGAAGGCCGAAATCACCGATGCAGAAGCAGGTTGAGCAAAAGCGTCGTGAGATGCAAAAAATTAATAGAAACAAGAAGAAAGGTAAGTTTTGAGAAGATCAGTAAATACTAAAGACATTTCAACTTTTGCTAAGTTGGACATGGTTTACAATCAAGTTAGGCTGCTAGAAGCGAAGCAGAATCAGACTGAGTATAAGTGTCTTGGTTCTGGCAAGTGTTGTTCTATCGGTCTAAATATCCACATGGCTGAGTGCGCCAGTATTGCTTTTAATTTAAGACAGCAGTACTACTTGTACATGGAAGACAAGGGTATGGATTTTGCTGATGAGTGGATGAACAGTGTTGTTGACGCTCTCAAGGAGGCTATGTACGACGAAGACTGGCAGGTTGGTGGCGAGACTACCCGCAAGTGTGTTTTCTTTAAGGATGGCTGCACCATCTATGGGTTTAGGCCGATGGTGTGCAGGACGTTTGGAACTATCAGTGCTGTTGATGACTACTGCCCTAGGATTAGAAATCCGCACGGTCAAATTGATTATTTTGCCGGTGAAGGTGTGAGAAAGATTATTACCTCTTTTCAGGATCTTTTGAAGGAGTATACATCAGATAAGCATGAGAATTACGATATGGTCGTGTACATGCCTCTTGGTGTCCTTTCATTCCTTTTGACAACTGAGGAGTTGGAGGAGCTTGCTGAAAACACTGACGACAAGTTTTGGAAGGCAGTTCCTGGCTGGTTTAACTATAGAGTTCAATACACTAAAGAGCATGGATATGATCGAGAGTACTTAAACGAGCAGGCTGTGTCTATCGGAAAGAAATTGGTTTTTAGTGAATAATAATTTTTATAAAAACGTTCAAACTCCCACAAACGGAAAGAATATCTGATAGGATTCTTTTGCTGAACCGAATGTTCCCTACTTCCTAGAGAGGGGGTATATGAAAATTAAGATTGTTAAGGAAAACTTGGAAAAGTATTCCGAAAACGAATCTTTCACTATTTACAAAGTAGTAGAAGAAAATGAGAAGCAAAATCTGCTGGAGAGCACTGTCGAAAAGCAAGGCTGACGGCTACGGTTATGCTTCATGGAGAGTATCCTCTGGGTTGAGGGCTTGCGGTTTGCCAGTCTTCTACCCAGAGGAACTTTCATGTTATAAAGGGTCTTACGAGAGAAGTATCCATATTTCTCTTACTGATGGTCTTGTTTATCAAACAACGCCTGATTTTAAAGACGTTGATATTATGATCAACAATACATTGCCTGTTGATTACAAACTTGGTCCTTCTTATAATATTGGTTTTTCTTACTGGGAAACTGATACTCTGCCACCAAACTGGCGTTCTAGAATTCTTGAGTGCGATGAGGTTTGGACAACATCATCTTGGGCTAAACAAGTATTTGAAGAAAACACAGGTCATCACAATGTTCAAGCTTTTGATCTTGGTGTTCAGTCAGAAATATTCCACCCGAGTTTTGAGCCTTCTTCGAATAAAGTTTTCACTTTCACTCACGTTGGAAGTCCTTCACTAAGAAAAAACACACAAATGGCAGTTGATGCTTTTGTTGAGACTTTTGGAAACAATAAGGACTTTAAGTTGATTATCAAGTCAATTGGTCCTCCTGATGCCAGGTATCGTGTCGGCGGAATGAACTTAGGTGCCATCTCTCAGCATCCAAGAATTGAAGTAATAGATTATGAAATCTCAGAGCATGAACTTGCTGAGTTGTATAGAAGCACCGATTGTTTAATCTACCCAACAATGGGTGAGGGCTGGGGAATGATTCCGTTTAATGCTATTGCGTGTGGTACGCCCACTATTTGTACAAACGCTACTGCCTGTACTGAGTACGCGGAGATGTCTGTACCTTTGAATTACACGTGGTCTAGTCAAGGCACCTCGGGTATTTATGCTGGAGGAAGGTGGGCTTATCCTGACTTTGATGATCTATGTGATAAGATGCGGTACGTTGTAAATAATTACGATCAAGTCAAGCAAAAGACTATGGAATCTGCTAAAATTATTCATAAGGAATATTCTTGGGACAACGTTGTCTCTAAGTATGAGGAACGGCTATGTCAGATTTAGAAAGATTTGAAGATAAAACTCTTCTACAGAAGTTAAAAGATGTGGAGAGAGTTGGAAGTTTACACATCAAGGGATATAGTAATCATGAAATATCTTCTTTGATGTCGATAGATAGTAAGCAGGTTAAGTCTTATATTAATGAGTATAAGTCTATAATTACCAAGCAAGCAGAAGATGATCCATATTTTCTTGAGAGAATTCAGTACAATACAATCAAGGCTTTAAATGAATTTGATGAGATTAGCAAGGAGGCTTGGGAAACAGTTTCAATTGCAACTGATCATGGCATGGTTGCTCAAAGACTACAGGCTTTGAAACTTGCTGGGGATATTGCTACCAAGAAAGCTCAACTTCATAAGTTGATGACTAGCGGAAATGCCGCTGATGGTGAATACATTCAGAGAATGCAAAAAGCTGAGAGTGTAAACCAAATTCTTTCCAAGGTTCTTAGGGATGTAATTGCCAAGCATCCAGTTATTGCAGAAGAGGTTCGTAAAGAACTCTCTATCGCTTTTGATTTAATGGGTGAAGAAGATGATTTTCCTGATCGTGAAATTCACGATGTTGAAGTCGTAGATGGTCCATCCGATTGAGCGCAAACTGCGCAAATAAAGGTTAAAAAAATAGTATGTCTGATTTCTTTGGTGTAAACTTAAACTTTGAAGATTTTGATCGACTCTTAAGACAAGAAGAGTTGGAAGAGGAACCGGTTTCGATACAAACCTTTGTTCAAGATAAGAAGTACCTGGGCTTGCCAGAGCTATCTCCTATTCAGTTGGAGATAGTCCGACACAGCACTCAGATATTTAAAGAGAAGACTCTTCAAAAATTATATGGCGAAGAAGCTGGTACTGAGTGGTACAACAAGTACACAGATAATGAAGTCATATGTATGTTGGGTA